TGTCTCGCCTGGCAGCATGGTTGTCTGTGATGTGCCCCGAAAGAAGGTGACACCAGAAGGCGCTTGTGTGTTGCTCTGTGTAGTGATGGCTTTACCAAAACCCATTCGGTTGAAGTCTGCCGTTTGTGTGTTGGTTAGGTGTGCTATCACCGTGATGTTTGATGGTGATGTGTTGGACACTGCTATGCAGTGGTAAAAAACACCGCCCATCAGGGTCTCTTTCCCTGTTAAGTCAGAAAGAGGCTGGCTGATGGGCGTGCCTGTTGGCTTACCCAAACCATTCACTGTCTCAAACAGTTTGAAAGTGGTCTGAGTGAGCATTGGTTTATGCTAAAGTAATGGAGAAAGCATCAATAGTTTCTGTTGCGCCTGACACCACATTGATGTTACTCACATTCATGTCAGCCCCAAATGTGCCAATAGAACCCTCAATGCGTGGCTCTGTTGTGCTTAGAACACCTGTGTCTGTCGATGACACCATGCGGAAATAGCCAGGTGTGCCTGTGGCTGCCGCAACGGCAGTCCAGTTTTCTGCGACCGCCTTGCTTAATGTACCTGCGACCGCCGCAGCTTCAAAGTTAAGCCCTGTGGCTGCAATCGTGAATGTTGCCAAGAGCGTGCCTGTGGGTGCATCATCGGGAGAGGCTGGTTGTGCCCCTGTGTACCACTCAATGCTGCCGCCATTCATCAATGTTGCCAAAGCCGAGCCAGTGAGCATGCCATCTCGTAAACCTGTCGAAAACTTAAATGCCATCTTAGTTTCTCCTTATAGTTCTTATTCCAACGCTAGGCGTGAAATTGTTAGGTGAAGGAGCAATACCTGCACCAAAAGCGATATATTGCAGCATACCATCTTGGTGTCTGATGACCCCAATGGTGTCCAATCCGAAGTCATACGCAACATTTGCTTCTGTTATGTTCTTCACAATGCCTTGTCCATCACCTACACAGATACCCAAGCTGGTGGTGAACACGGCTCTGTTGCCATCATCAAAACCGCTGGATGATGCCCCAATAATCCGTGCATTGTACGCTGTTATGCGGACGCTGTCTTCTGGTGAATCCCCACCAATGAAGTGCAGCTTGTCTGCGGAGACATACAGCCCACCATCCACAGCCAGCACCGATGTGATTCGCCCTTCAAACTGATAGAAATCCTCTGCCACATCAAATGCTTCCACTGAGAAAGGCGTTGAGTAAATCAGGGCATTGCCCACAGCCATGTAAATCCTACCGTTGAATGCGCATAGTGCGGAGCCGCCCAATGGCGGCTCTCCTGCGTACCTGTTGAATAGCGCCTCTGTCCGCAAGGTATCTGCTTGGAACACAGGTGGGACTGCGTAGTATGTGTCACCATTCAGTTCGGTGGCATACAGTTGTTCATCTGGCTGAACCCCTGCATTGACGGTTCCCGTAGGGCTTGTTTGTAAGGTAACTGGTGGTGATGCAGCGCTCTCCATGCCTGTCAGTGGGTCAGTATAGGTTCGGACAAGGCGTATCTCGTCTGTGCCGTGCGAAGTGGTGGTGACAGCAGCAATGGCTGGCGGTGTGGTGACCCCCCACTTCCGCAAGGTGCTGCCTGCTAAGACCCAGTTGCTCGCGCCATCTGTTATGTAAACTTGTCCTGCAACCTGCGTGTAGATGTGGCGGCGTGTAGATGTGGAGCCTATGGCGGTAGGTGTTCCATTCCATAGCGATGTGAGTGTGCTGCCATTCACGAACAGGGTATAGCCATTCCCTGACCACAGTGAGTGCGCTGATGCGGTGGGGACAATCAGGCGCTTGCCTTTCCTTCTCCGCACGATGTTGTCTTGGCTTATGTCCACATTGGTTGCAGCAGACAGTGTGTCCAGTCCGCCGAAGGTTACTTTATTGTTGAGTGATTTGAATGCGCCAAACCTGACTGGTTCACGCGCCATCAGAAGAAGCTCGCTCTTGTCCTTCGTGGCTGCTTGTTACGCAAGACAACCTCTGCTGCTGCTGTCTTGCGTGCGCCGAAGTGACGCTCAAACAGTCGAGCTGCTTTGTCTGACAAATCCATATTGTTGGTTTCAGAATCCTGCTTCGCGTATGCACGATGGCGTACCCAATGGAGGAGTGGTTCGTGGTACTGCACTGGTACTTCTGGGACATCACTATCTAAGATAAGCACGGTTGGTAACCTGTAGACACTCAGGTCAAAAGTTGTTGCAACACTGGGTGACTTATCAAATATGAGGGTGTTGCCTGCCAGAGTGAACTGACGGGGCTCCCCTGCCTGAATGCCCCAACGAAGATACTCAATGTCCTCCTCAGTACGCTGTGTTAGTGCCATGAGCGGTGAGCCATGTACCCGAATACGGTGCAGTTGCAGAATATCCACTGGGAATGCGTACTGGTTCACGCCTATGGTTGCAGCGATAGTCACTCCATCGTCACGAATGTTCATTCCTCGCCGCACAGCCTCCGCCACCGCTTCATTGATGAAGCGGTCTAGCTCCGCATCTGACCATAAGAGGTCTGTTGCATTGGAGCCAGCAGCAAGGTCGTCCAGCTCAACCCTTGCTGCATCACGGAGTTCAAGAAGGTTCATTCAACAATGACCCAGTCATCTGACAGCATGTCAGCCTGTGAAGCCAGCCAGCCACAGCAAACTGAGCCGTCTGCTGTCTTCATATCAATGTGGTCATTGATGGTGATGCTATAAGCTCCAGCATTTGCTGCTGCTAAAACTGCACCACTCCGAGCATCTTTGTTCGCAATAGTTGAGCCTTTAGTCAAAGCCAACCACATGTCTTTACCATTCCAACCCTTGCGAGCAACACGCTCACCTTTCTTTAGTGCCTCAATGGCTTTACCGAAATCCACTATGCTGCTCCTTTGGCGAACGCTTCAATCATTTCTTTCTTTGTTTTCTCAGTGCTTAACTCAATACCCTGTTCAGCAGCGAGCTCGGCAATTTCTTTCTTTGTACTGTCCTCAAGTGATACAAACTCGCCGTCAATGACAACGCCTGACGCGTCCTGCACTTCCAGTAGTTCAAAGCCCTCAGGAACTGCTAACAGCTTTTTGAGGACGCTCTTGTCAGCAATGTCACACACATGGTTGCCATTGCCGTCATCAACGAATTTATATTCAGTGCCGTCAATGTCTACGATGGTTCCACCATCACGCATAATCAATGATTTAATCAGCATATACTCTCCTTATATGTAGAAAGCCCCTACACTGTGGGGGCTTTCTTTGGTTTCTTATTCGCCTTGGCGGATATTGCGGTAAGACACTGTCAAACCAACGACCGTTCCTGCTGCACCTCCGCCTACAGTGGAGGTGACTGTAGCCATCTGGTCAGTCACCTTGCTCAATGCCTGAACGGCTGCTGGGTTGTTCATGCGGGCAATACCGTTCAATGCTGCGGCTGTGATTGCGAGCGCGGCTGTGCCAGCAATCGGGTCAGCAACCTCTGCGGAAGCAGAGCCAATCGCTGCGGAAGTGTCCACAGTTACATCAACAATGCGCGAGCCAGCAGGGACGATTGCCATTTCAATGATGTCGCCAGCAACCAACGGTGCTGCTAAAAGTGCTTCGCCGCGAACAGCAACGACATCCATGTCGTCTGCTGTAGCCGCTGGCACTTTGTTCAAAATTAAGTTACTTTGAATAATAGCCATTACCTATCTCCTTATACTACTGGTGGGGCGTATGTATCAATCGCCATTACACCGAAATCCAAGCCATTAAAGGTTGTTTTCTTCACGCCGATGATGGAACTTGAGGTGACAACCAACTGATTACCGTTGTCACGCGTTTCTTCATTCCAATCAAAACGCATACCATTGCCTGTTGAGCCAAACGCAATACAGCCTGCTTGCGCTCCCATGAACAATGCGCGAGCTGTTGGTAGATTAGCACCTACGCCGCCGTTTGATTGGCGAATGATTGCTTGGTGTTCGTGGATAATAACACCGTTGTACATACCCAAAGCACCTGTGAACAAAGGTGATTCCTTGCCCACTGCCGTAGCCAATGCACGCTGAATATCCAACCACTGACCAGCTGCTGTGTTTGTGCGTAGCTGGTACACCTGATAAGGGTGGAGAACCAGCACATAGTGCTTGCCACCTTCGATGTCGATAGGCGTGATGCGCGGAACATGCTGCGTACCACCACCCATTGTTTGCGCATGTGCAACCAAGCGGTCAATGACTGCCAAGGACATACCATCTGCATTGGTGATTGTTGCATTTGACAATGCAGTGCCGCCGAAGATGTGATGCTGTGCGTCTGGTGCAGCAAAGGCGTTTCCTGCAAAACCAGTGTAACTTGCTGGGTAGGAGAAATCTGCATTGATGCCGCGGATACCTGACAAGTACATGAAGCACAACTCATCAAGAGCCAATGCCCACTTGTCCGACAAGCGTGCTTTGGCAACGCTACGCAAATCGTGCAGTGTGCGTTTGCGTGTCATACGACCACCAGCATTTGCACCGAAGCGCATCTGGTCGATAGTCAAGCTATCAGTGGCAAAGGTAAGTGCTTCCTCGTTGCCTTCCAAAATGTTATCACCCTCTGTGGGCGCTTGGGTGAGCTGCAATGACAGGTCATAGCTGATTGCATCACCCGCATCCTTCTCTAAATCCTTTCGGATTAAGAAGGGCTGGTTTTCATCACCCATGAAACGCTTACCAAAATAAGACTTGCGAATCGTATCCACCGCAAGGGCGGCACTATACTTCTTAACAGCTTTCGGGTCATTGACCCCAATCCGTGTAATAGCCATGTGGACTATCTCCTTTCTAACCTATCCTTGGCTGTTATTGTCTGGTTCAGCGTTTCCTATGATAACTTCTCTCGGAGCATCAATGCCTAACCGCACCCTACGACCAGACTTTGCAAGCGGTCGAATCACCACTGTGTGGTCGCCCACAGTGACCCGAACAACCTGCTCCATCTGAATGTCGATGATTTTCATGCGCTCAAGTATTCGCGTTGTTGTGCAGGTGTCAATTTTTGCAGTGCCATTTCAAAGGCTTCGCCATCAAGCGCATCAAGGTCGGAGAACTTGTTGTCCGATGTCTCACCTTCCTTCGCGGAAGGTATGTCCGCCAATGTCTGTGTTGGTTTTGCTTTCTGTGGCTTGACCTTTGTAGCTTTCTTCGCCGCAGGGGTGAGTGCTGAGACATCCTTCATGGTCTGCTCAGCAGCCTTCACAAGTGCATCAATGCCTGACAAGCTTTCTTCGCTTGCAATGAGGCGGTTGTATCTGGCGTGGAACAAGTCATACATTACTGGATTCTTTTCTTGGTCAAACTGCGGGTTACTGTTGAAGAAGGCGCTAGTTGTGTTTGCCCAGTCCTGCTTATCGAAGTGCGCCTGCATCTGCTTAGACTGCTCTGCAAGTACATTCTGCGCGTTGAGCTTGTTCGCCTCAGCCGTGTACTCGGCAAGCGTCAAGTCGCCAGCATCATACTTGTCTGCTAACTCTTTCAGTGCATCAGTGCTATCAACTGGCTCAACTACATCTGGTCGAACTACGGGCGCGATTGTCGGGATGACCACTTCTGGTAGCGATGTATCCTCCGCACTTGGTTTGGTGGTGGTGTCGGTGGTGTCATCTTCTGCATCAGGCTCAGGCAGGTCGCTGGTTGGCTCAGTTTCATCATCAGTTGGTTTAATTTCATCATCAGTTGGTTTAATT